GGACGGTGAGTCGTTCCGTGAGGCAAGGCTTGATGGGTTGGAGTGGTTTGCGTATTCAACCTATTCGCATCGTGATGATGATCCTCACTATCACTTGGTGTTGCCGTTGGCTGAGCGTGTGCCTGCTTCATTGTGGCGGGCTGTGTGGCAGGGGTTGCATGAACGGTTGAACCTTGTTGGTGACCCACAGACCAAAGACCCTGCACGGTTGTTCTATCTTCCTCAGCATGCACCTGGTGAGACCTTTGAGTTTCATGAGGGTCGTGGCGTGTTGTTGGATACTGATTTCAGTTGGGATGTTGTTGAGCAACCCAAGCCGATCAAGTCTCGGCAGGTTCGTCAGCCTCGTGCGCGTCGACATGAATCGTATTTATTCACTGAGCAGTTCTGGAATGAACCTGCGAAGGTTTGGTCGTGGACAGGTTTGGAAGGTGCTGAGAAGTGGAAGGCGGCTGCAACAGAGTTTCGTGCTTTGCGTCAGCGGTTGGAGGCAGGCGAGTAGAATCGGCGCATGGCTGGTGAGCGCACGTTTGTTGTCAAGTTTGTTACCGATATTGGTGATGCGACTACTGGCATTGGAAAGATGGCGAAGAGTTTCTCTGGGTTGAGTGGTCAACTGGAGAAGGGTGTTGGCTCAGCGTTGAAGAACCTGATCCCGTCGTTCAAGACGATGGCGATTGCTGGTACTGCTGCGGCTGGTGCTGTGGCTGCTGCATCATTCAAGTTGGTGCAACAGGCATCAAATCTTGAGGAGTCGCAGTCGAAGGTGAACACGGTGTTCGGTGACTCGGCGTTCATTGTTGAGAACTTTGCGAAGACTTCAGCATCTTCGTTCGGTATCACGAAGCAGGCTGCGTTGGAGGCTGCTGGTACGTTCGGCAACTTGATTCAGGCGTTTGGTATTGGTCAGGGTGAGGCTGCGACGATGTCAACCACGTTGTTGCAGTTGGCTGCTGACTTGGCTTCGTTCAACAACACCGGCATTGAAGATGCCATTCAAGCATTGCGTTCAGGTTTGTCTGGTGAAACAGAACCGTTGAAGAGATTTGGTGTTGCGATCAACGATGTTCGCTTGAAAGAAGAAGCAAGGACTCTGGGGTTGTATAGCGGCAAGGGTGCGCTTGACATCACAGCCAAGACTCAAGCCGCCTATGCGTTGATTTTGAAAGATACCAATTTGGCTCAGGGTGACTTCGCTCGAACCTCGGAAGGTTTTGCCAACCAGATGCGTATCTTGCAGGCTTCGTTGTCTGATGCAGCAACTGAGGTTGGTTTGGTGTTGTTGCCTTACTTCAAAGAGTTTGTGAGCTTCATCAACGACAACATTGTTCCTGCTATCACTGCGTTTGCTGACAACCTTGGTGAAGAGGGTGTTGGTCGAGCGTTTGAGTTTGCGATTGCTGCTATGGGTGACTTCGGTATCAAAGCGATTGAAGTCATGAAAGGTGCCTACATTGCCACTCTTGAGTTCTTGCGCAGTTTGGCTGATGTCATTGAGAAGTTGGGTCAGGTCGGAGTAGTTGCTAGTGCAGGGTCATTGAACGTAGTTGGTGCATTCAAGTCTCTTGCGGTTGGTGTAACGGCCAGCAACATCGGTGACCGTATTGATGAGCAACTTGCTGGCGCGGATCAACTGTTCTTGGATTTGGCTAACGGTGTGAGGTCGGCTCGGTTGGAGTTGGATGCGTTGAAGTTTGCGAGCAACAGGACTACTGAGCAGCAGGTTCGGAACGCTGAGCGTGTTGGCAAAGTCATTCGGACTGGTATCAAAGAGGAAGAGGACAAGGACAAGGCGACAACTGGTGCGGCTAAGGCTGTGGAAACTGCGAAGCAGAAGTTGGAGAAGTACACGGATGCGATGCGTTCTTCTACCAAAGCATCGAAGGCGTTTACTCAAGCTCAGAATGATTCCAAGCGGGCTAATGAGGCGAAGGCTGCGGCTGATGCTGACCTGGCTACAGCTCAGGCGAACTTGGCGCAGATCACTGCTGGGTTCGGTGCTGATTCTCCACAGGCTAAGGCGGCTGCGTTGTTGTTGGATAAGGCTCAGCGTGGGGTTGAGCGGGCTGGGTATCGGATCGAGCAGGCGACGTTCGCTGTGAAAGATGCTGAGTTGGAGTTGGCGAAGGTTCGTAAAGACCCTGAGTCTTCTGCGCAGGCTATTCGTGAGGCTGAGATTGCGTTGGCTGAGGCGAAGTTGGCTTTGAGGGATGCGACTGATGATCAGTCTGATGCGACTGGTGAGTTGAAGGATCAGCAGCAGTTGTTGAATGAGGCTGTGTCTGGTGCGACTGATGGCAGTAAGGCTTATGAGGAGGCGTTGCTTGCGGTCAATGATGCGAAGAAGAAACAGGAGGAGGCGATTGATCGTGTGGCTGATGCGATTGATCGTGAAGCTGAGGCTCAGGAGCGTTTGAATGATGCGATTGCGAAGCAGGGTGAGTTGGCGAAGTTGTATCCGAAGATTGCAGCCAATAATCCGATGTCAGAGTTCACCGGTTCTGTTCCGTCTACGGTGAGTGGCAATGCTGGTGGTGGCATGGCTGACATCTATCGTGGTCAAACAAATGTGGTGGTGAATGCTGGGTTGGTGTCTAGTCCTGATCAGGTGGCTCAGGAGATTCAGGACATACTGAATCGTCGCGCCAGGAACAATGGAGGGAACCCGTTCACGGGGACGTTCGGCTGATGGCGAAGGTGATGAAGTGGGGGGAAACGGTCAAGGTGTTGTTGGATGTCGGCTTTCTTGCTGACGCTTTCACACTTGATTCATCGACATTGGATGGCACTGATGTGCTGGATGGTTCAACAGACTTTGTCGATATCACCGAATATGTTCAATCGGTCAACATCAATCGTGGCCGTCAAACCCAGTTGGACACTTTCAACGCAGGCACACTCAACATCGTTGCGAACGATCAGGCTTCAGGCCGCCAGTTTGACCCACTCAACACCGACTCGACTTGGTATCAGGGTGCGTTGGGTATTGCCCCACGTCGCCAGGTGCAGGTGTACGGTGGCACCGCTGGCACAGCTTCAATGTTCTCAGGCTACGTCTTCGACCTGAACATTGATTATGCGGAACCACAACTCTCAACAGCCACCATCCTCGGTGTCGATGCCCTAGCCCAACTATCACAAACGACACTCACAGGATTCACCCCATCGGCTGAACTCACATCAGCCCGAGTCAACACCATTCTGAACAGGAGTGAGGTGGCTTGGTCTACAGCGTTACGGTCAATCTCTACCGGTGTGGCAACGTGTGGCACGGTTGCCTATGAAGATGCGACGAATGCGTTGGCTGCTTTGCAGGCTGTGCAGTTCGCTGAAGATGGTCGTTTGTTTGCTGACCGATCTGGAAACATCAACTTTGATCCGCGTGTGTCCACTTCGTTTGGGACGGCTGTGGCAAGTCTTGGTGGCACTGCGGTGAGTGCTATCCCGATCCAGTCGTTGTCAAACATTTATGGTGCCGAGACGGTGGTGAACCGTGCAACGGTGCAGATATCTGGTGGGACGGTGTCAAGTGTGGCGAATGGTACGGCCAGTCAAACCGAGTACGGGATCAAGACTTTCTCGTTGACTGATATCCCGTTGGATACAGCTGCGGCTGGGTCGGCTTTGGCTACGAACCTGGTTGGTAGGTTTGCTGAGCCGGAGGTGAGGTTCTCTGAGGCTTCGGTGTTAGTGAACATGTTGACGGCTGCGCAACAGGAGCAGATTGCAGCTTTGGAGATTGGTGACATTCTGTCGGTGACCCGTGTGTTCACTAGCGGTGTCCCGTTGACGGTCACCCAAAATGTGGTTGTCGAATCCATCCAACATCGCCTCAGCCCTTCCAGACATGAAGTGAATATCGGCTTCGGCAAGATTGATTTGATCACAGCGTTTATACTTGACACGTCGCAACTTGACGACGCAACCGTTGGACTAGGATAGGAGCATCATGGGCGCAAATGCACAGACTAAGGTTCCGACTTTCGCATCAGCGGAAGTCTTGACCGCAGCAAATCAAAATCTGCTTTCAAATGGCATACCGGTATTCAGCGGTACAGCAACGCGCAACGACGCGTTTGGCGGCAGTGGCGAGAAGGTTTTGGCAGAGGGGCAGTTCGCGTTCCTCGAAGATTCCAACAGCACACAATTTTACGATGGCGCGGCTTGGCAAAACATGGGTGGGCTTAATTTGTTAAGCACTACAACCTTAAGCGGTGCAAGTACAACGGTTACTATTTCGGATTTTAGTTACCTTAATTTGTTTGTTTTGGTAACTGGTATGACAAACTTAACTGCTAGTTCTACTGCGGTTTGTAAAATTAACAACTTGGCAAATAATGTTTATGGTGTGCAAACTTTTAACGCAAACGGAACATCAGGTACCGCAGCAATAACAAATAGTTCTTTGGATTTTCTTACTTCTTCTACTTTTAATAATGCAAACAATGTTTGGCAAATTGTAATTGGAGACTACGCATCAAGTACAACGGTTAAATCGTTAAATTATGTTGCTGGTGCTGTTCGTAGCGCTGGTGGTAATTCTGGTGGAACTTTTAGCGGATATGTAACTGCAACCACACAAATATCATCATTAGTTTTTTCTAATTCTGGTGGCAACTGGAACGCAGGAACAGTTACAGTTTATGGAGTTAAATAATGTCTAATCCAATAATTCGCATACATAACACAGCAACTGGCGAAGTCATTGACCGCGAAATGACCGCCGACGAATTAGCACAATATGAACTAGACAAAGCCGAAGCGGAAGCGCGTAACGCTGCACAAGCCGCAAAAGCCGCAGCACGGCAGGCAGTCCTAAACAAACTCGGACTAAAAGCAGATGAAGCCCAAGCATTACTGGGCTGAGTGATGTGCGGTTCACACGCTGGCTGATAGTTCTTCCTGCGGTTCTACTTTCATTCTCCCCATTCATTGCTCGTGCTGATGCGGTTCAAGGCTTGGATGCCTCTTACTACGTCATAGACGAGATACCACCTCAGCAGTCAACGACGCAATATCAGTTGTGTGCGAGTGAGGTTGAGAACAACATCAACCGCAGCTATGACGGTGAACCTGTTGAGGGTTGTCCTGATGATCTGTTCATGGTGCATCTGTCCGGCTTCATCACGATCCCTGAGCATGAGTCGATTGAGTTCATGTTGGCTTCTGATGATGGTGGTGAGATCACGATTGGTGGCAACACGTTCGGTGTTTGGTATGACCAAGGATGCACCTGGACGATGTCTGGCAATCTGCAACTTGACGCGGCCAGTGTGCCGCTTCAACTCTTCATGTATGAGAATGGCGGTGGTGCATGCCTGATGTTGGCTTGGAAGATTGATAACGGCAACTGGGAGATCGTGCCGGACGAGGCGTTCACTACCAGCCCGACTGTGTCCACAACAACAAGTGAGGTGTCCACAACCACTGTGGCCGAATCAACAACAACTCAAGCATCAACTACTTCTTCCTTACCCCAAACAACATCAACAGAATCAACGACGACCACGCTAGAACCGTCAACCACTCAAGCATCTACATCCACCACTTCAACGACGACCACCTCGACGGTGCCTGCCACCACAACCACCACAGAACCCGTATCGCCACCGCCAGCGCAGCCATCTGCAACGGTTCAGCCACCACCCACAACGATGCCAGCACCACCAGATACGGCACCCACACCACCAGAGACACAACCAAGTCCACCAGAAACAGCACCCGAACCTCCCGACACAGTAGAAGAACCAGCCGTCACCCTACCGTTGCCTGACGACACAAGCCCACCAGTCGCGCCACAAGCCCCTGAGACGCTCCCAATCCCCGACACTGCGCCAGAGCCACCACAGACCGTCCCAGCCCCACCAAACGTGAAAGAAGCCCTGACCGAAGAACAGTTTGATGCCGTCATCGAACAACTCTCCGAAGCCACCGAAGAACAAATCGTTGCCCTAGTCGACGACCTCATCACCAAAGACCTCGACACCAGCCAAGCAGCCGCATTCGTGTCCAGCCCTGAAGTGCTTGCCGCCATCACCAGCGTCCAGGCTGAGGCATTGTTCAGTGAGATCAGCACGGAAGAGTTGTCTGTGGAGCAAGCTGCTGAGGTTGTCGCTGCGGTGCAGGATGCGCCTCCTTCGGTGCGTCAAGCGTTTGAGTCGGTGTTGAATATCTTCTCAGGGTTCGCCGATAGTTATGTTCCGTTCGATTCGCGCATCCCTGTTTCTGAGCGTCGTGCGTTAGTTGCGTTGGGTGCGGTACTATTAGCGGCAAGTCCTGCGCCTACTTTACGGAGACGACAATGAGATTCTGGGGCGAGATTCACGCACTCCTCTGGACTATCGGCGCATCCATCATCACGATTGGCACGTTGTCTGGGTTCACCCAGCAACTTGCCATCTGGGTGACGGTTGGAACTTTGGCTCTTCATCTTGTGGGTGTCCTAACCAAGAAAGAAGACAAGTCATGAAGAAGATGCAAGATGTCGCCAGCCGCATTGTGGCTGTGTTCCTATCGTCAGCACTAGCAATCGTGGGTGGCTCGGCAGTGTTAGCCCCTGAACTCGCCATCTGGAAATCGGCATGTCTTGCCGGATTCGCAGCATGTGCGACCGTCATTCAGAAGTTGGCCGCCGCATCGCTCGACGGCAACCTCAGCATGGAAGAAATCAACGAGGCGTTTGGCGCAAAGAAGAAGTAAACGCATGACCAAGATGCCTTGGCCTGTGGTGCCGATCAAGTTCTGTTCACATCTCGCTGGCAAGAAGCCGTCCGAGATCACAACACCAATGTTGCGTCGACTGTCGTGTGGCGGAATGATGCACCATTGTGCTGCTCGTGCGGTTGAGGCAATGATTGCGGCTGCGAAGGCTGACGGCGTGAAGTTGACTCCGACTTCCAGCGGCGACACATTCCGCAGCATCCAACAACAGACCGCTGGGTTCGTCGTTCGCTACAGCAAGACCCCTTTGCCCAATGCCTCGACACGAACTTGGAACGGTGAGAAGTGGTATCTCAAGCCTGGCAACGCCCCACTAGCTGCACCTAACGACGACCCCAAGACTTGTTCACGTCACATGCTTGGGATCGCCATTGATATTGCGAATACTGGCAACAAGAAAGTGATGGATTGGCTGCTTGCCAACGAGCAACGCTTCGGCTTCAGCCATGAAGTTGTGGAGATGCCTGGTGCTGAGCCTTGGCATATTCGGTTCACTGAAGGGCAAGCCATGCCTCAAGCCGTCCTTGATTATGAAGCGACACTCCCCGCATGATGGACTGGGGAATCGTTCTCGCAGCTCTGATCGGCTTGGTTGGCACCGTGTTGACAACGCTGATGATGGCGTTCCGCAAAGAGAACCACGATGACCACGCAACGGTGATGGAAGCAATTCGCACCATCGGTGGAAATGTGGACAAGATTGACAGTAAGTTGGATTCACACATCGACTGGCATCTCAAGGGGACAAACAGTGGGCAAGTTTCTCAACGAAATACGACA